GTATCGATGGCCTCCGCGAGGAAGCCGTGGTCTGCAAGCGCCTTAGAGAAGGCGATGACGTCGTTGTCCGTAGAGGACGCGGTGTCGGACCTTGCGTTGGTGAGGGCAAACGCAAGCGCCTCTGCCGTACCAACAACATCGCCAAGGGCTTTACCCGTACCTCGAGAGACCTGATCGCTGACAGCAGACACAACGTCGTTTACCGCTTTCGCGAACCCTAGGTAACGCACATCACTCGCAGTAGCGGGGTCAAAAGCCCCCTTACCCAAGTTCATACGCTGGTTGTCTATGGTGTAGCCGTACTCGGTCACCAGTTTGTCAACTGCTAGGACAGCCCTGTCAGCGGTACCAGCGTCATCGGTTAAGGTCTTAAAGAACCCTAAAACCGCTTCGTCCCGCGCGGGTGCCACGTCAACAAACGAAGCAAATAGGAGAAAGTTTCCCAGCTCTGCTTTAACAACGTTTTGGTTAACGTTTACTGAAGTCTGGGTCAGTACGTTTAGCTGCTCAAAACGAGCAGTTAGCGCGTTAACCAGTTCGACAGCTTTTAGTTTCACGCGAAGTCCGCCCGAATCTTAAACTTGAGCTTTTCGAACAAGGTTTCTCTAACGCCGCTACTGCGGACAACCTCGATCTCGCCTTCGTACGTCCCAGCGTCGACTTGCAGGTCGTCTGTCGCCCACTGAAGTACCGCAACACCATTGTTCGCAGTGTCCGGGTTTATGTAAAACGCGCGGGAGAACAGAACGCTTTCCGCGCCTGCTTCCCGAAAGTGAAGGGTAACCGTCGCGCTGGTCAAATCGACCGCCGCGTTGTCGTCCTCGTTTGTCAGCGTTACCCGAATCTGGGGGCCTGTATCGCCTTGAACGTACTTAAATACCTGAGCCATTAAATCCCCCTGCGAACGCTGGCTTTGTCAAACCCAACCATCTTGGCGCGTAGGCTTGAACGACGGGTGTCGCGGCCTTTAGCGTCGGTGGCGTGTTTGTAGAATTCCGATTTGTAGTAGGCGCCAAGCTCGAAGTTGGTCCATTCCTTGCCCGGTATCATCGCTAGGCGGTAAATAGCTCCGCACGCGATTGAACGCCCGTGCGTTTCGTAAATAAAGTTCTCTACGCCTGTAGCCGTCAGCGCCGGTTTAATAACACCCGTTCCCTCGAACTCATACTTACCGTCGGGGGTAGGGTAGAACCGGATCTGCGAGTCTTGGTAGATACTAAAGGACATGGGTCGGCCATTAGCAGAGCCACTTGGCAACGCGTAGTGTCGATCCGACACCCGGCTAATAGGTTGTCCATTAACGTAAAGAACTAGAACATCCTCTAGGACAGTCCTCGTAGGCACCTCAACGTCGTACTCAGCGGTGTTTCTGCTGGTGTAGTCCTTGTCGATGTCATACCGCCATATCTGGCTAATACCACAAAACTCCGCTGCTGCTTCCTGCAAGTGAGTTTCAATGATAATTTCCGGGCAGCCCGGTAAAAGGGGCTGAATGTACGGAAGAAAACTGTCCCATGCTACTGCCATATTAGGTCACCGAACTCTGGTTTAAAGGCGAGGACGCCGCGTCCACCTGATTTTTGGTGTTTAGGGCTGCGTTAAACGCACCGTAAGCTGCCTGCGCACGTTGCTCGTTAGCACCGTATTCAGCATCTTTTGAGTACGCTCGGTACAGCATCCAGTCGATCATTGGGGACATGTAGATGTCATCCAACAAAATAACTGTAGTGTCTGAAGAGTCTGGATCGAGTTGGGCTTCTGTCAGTGTAGTTGCACCCGGAGAGTCCGTGTACACAACTTCAATTTCCGCCGCATTTGTTGCGGGTGGATAGACAAAAAACTCTTTCGGCTGACGTGGATCAAATGTGTAGTGCTGGATGTTTACCGTGCCTGTTTCGGCGTGCCACGTGGGGCGTTGGTCATCCAGAACGCTACGTGCAACAAGGCGTATAACCCTGTATGTTGACGCTATAGCGAGGTTTCTTGTCACGTCCAACAACCGTAGCCCAGAAGGGAACTGTGTTGTCAGCGTTTGTCGCGTACCGGCGGCACATGTAAATGTACCCGCTTTCGCGTTTGCGTCAGGACGTGCGAGCGTGATGGCGAGATAAGACTCGTTCATCCAGTTCTGCAATTCCGTGCGCGGCCAACGAATGTTAGTGTCCTGAAGGACATCCTCTACTCGCCGAATAATATCAGTGACTTTTACGGTAGACATCGGTTACCCCCTCTTGGGTGAAGCGGTAGTACGAGCCGTCTTGACCGACTTAGCACTTTGCGCTTGAGGTGTAGAAACCGGCTTTACAGTCTTTGCCATCTCTTCGCCTTCGGCGGTTAGAACCAACTTGTCATCAACTACTCGGGCCACAACCACGCGTGATCCGTCAACCTTAGCTACTGCTTTGTTTGCAACAACTTCTGCGTTCACGGCATTGATTAAATCAAATACATCCATAACAACCTCCTTAGTTGTATGAGGGGGGTTGCCCCCCCTCTAAGGTGTTAGGTTGCAGAACCGACGATAGCAGTTACCAAAGCTTCAGGCTTAACTACCTTGCGACCGTAGACGGCTAAGCCGCGCACGATGTCACCGAAGTCAGTCTGATTACGCAATGGCTCAGTTTTGCTGATTTGCGAGGCAAACGCGCAAGCATTTTTCGTGCCCGCGACCATCATGCGACGCGCCTTGGCGTTAGTTACTGTAGCACCGCCCGAGACCGCAGACAGGCCCGGAACCAACGCTTTAGCAGCAGCACCTTTTGGCAGGAGGTTGGAGACGTAAACGTCGAAGCGGTCCAACATACCGATTTTGCCGGTACGGATGGTGCTTGACTGGTCACCGGTGAAGTACGCCTGTGCGATGTCAGTTTGCATGAGCAGCTGGCGATCGAAAGGAGAGATGATTAACCAACGGCCTTCCTCTGGAACGTTTTGCTCGTCAAGAGCAGCTGACATGCGAAGGATCGCTTTCAACACGTTTGCAGGGGTAGATTGGTCGATCGGAGCAATGTCAGTACCGAGGTTGTACGAGTCAGACAAGTTACCAGCGGTAGCGCCTGCGTTGCTTGCGTGGGCACCTTCAGTTACGAACCAGTTAAAGAAACATTCGTTCTCAATTTGGATCTTCAACGACTTGGCAGCGTCGTCTGTGAACATGTTCATCATGTCCATATCTGCTTGGTGAGCGAGAACGTCGTTTACCTGAACGCTGAAATACTTACCCTTGTTGATCTGCATGTCTTGAAAGATCGGGGTAGGGACTTCGGACGTCAGAGTTGCACCGGCACCGGTATAATCGTTGATCGTGATCGACGGGGCCGTACGGATGCGAATGGTGTCGCCTTGGTTCTTGATTTCGCCTTCCCAATCGGTATTGGCGATCTCAGTCATCATGGTGTTCGCGTAGAACTTTGCGTTTAGTTTGTTAGACCACAATTGCGGAATGAACGCACCAGAATACGATGGATCAGTTGCAAAAGCGGAACCGTTTGTTACGGGAAATACAGCAGCCATTATGGCCTCCTATTAGTTTTGTTGGTGACTAACAGCTGCTTACTTTCTGGCGCTATACGTACTGACGTGTTAACACGTTATGTTCGCACACGGCCTTCTAGATATGCAGTCGTTATGTCGGCTTCAAGTTTTGTTGCTTCATCGTACTTGTGGTTCGTATTCAAAGTGCGAATCCGGTTCCAAGCCGATTGGATTTCTCTTTCTGAGTAAACCTTCGAGTCTTTACCTACGCTCTTTGTATTTACGGAACTCGATGAACGATTCGGCGTAACCTGCTTCTCGAGTTCAGCTCGGCGAGACTGACGTTCGTCTGGCTCCGCATTTCCTAGGGATGCTTTCCACAGGTTCACATAATGTGACACTGCCTCAACGTCCCCGTTCGAAAATGCTGCTGCCGCCTGATCTCTGCGCGGGCCACGGGACATGGGATCATGCTCGTTTAACCACGCAACCCAGCGTTCGTCGTTGTCAATGGCGGCAAAATCAGGAACTGCTTGCGCTAGTTTCTGAGTAAAGCTCATTTCACCGACTTGGCTACCGGTCTGCTTCAGTTGACTTTGGAGCTGGTCGATAACTAATTGTTGTTGCTCAAAGCGGTCCTCGTATCCTTGAGAGACTTCCTGCGCAACACGACGCTGGACACCGATCAGTTCTTCGCCAAATTCGGCTCGATCTTCGTCGGTTACATAACTGACTCTCTCTTTCGGCTTCGCGGGCTCTTTGGGCTTCTCTTCCATACTCACAACGAGCTGGTTAAGCTTGGCCGTTAAGTCCTTTACCTGCGAGTGCAGGCGGGGGACTTCAGCGTCGTACTTACCCCGGAGGGTTTTGTATTTCTGCTCAAATTCGTCCACTACGTCCGTCGGTGACGTGTCAGCTGGCTTTGCGTCTTCAGGTTCTACTGATGCTTCGGCTTCGAACGGTACTTCTGCCTCGGTATCCTCTGGAACATCCTTTGAAACGTCAGACCCTTCGGTCTTCTTCTTCTTAGGCTTTTCCATTTGGGCGTTTAGCGTTTTCTCTAATTCTTCAGTTTCAGCGATCTGTGCTTGTACCTGTTTTGGCAATGCCATGGTTTTCTCCTTAAAGCACCAACTCAAGTTCCTAGCGTCCCGTGGGTATGCTGTAACCGTTATGGTGTGCTTCTCGTATTTTACGCCTAAGCGCGGTTTCCTACCTTCGGCGCGTCATTGACGGCATCCAGTAAATCTACAAATGCTTCCGCTCTGCCCTGCAACCGGTGGACCTGTGCCATGTCGGTTGCGTGAATAAGCTTCAACTTGGCGGATTCTAACTCCGCCGTAATTAGTCTCAAAAATGCCTCGTTTCCGGGCTCTCGTAACCGAGTTAGGGCTGTAATTGCCTGAATCTCGACATTATTAAGGTCAATCATAGCGCAAAACTATCCTAAATGTGGTTACGTGTCAACAGATACACCGTTAGACGCCGTTTGGTTTAGGGCTAAAGTTGTTCTCTTGTCGCCCTCCCTGAGGTGTTCCGTCTTCCTGCAAGTTAGCGGGGCCTTGTGAACCCTGTGCTCCTTGCGCCGCGGCCATGGCCTGTTGCTGCTGCATCATCATTTGCTGCTCAGCTTGCTTCTTCAGGATGTCTTCACGGCTAGGGACGAGACGATCAACGTTAGTATTAAGGTTGCCCGCCAGATCTCGCATAAGTTCGGCGGTTCCCTCAGGCCCAACAATCTGCTGTGCGACAGGGCTTTCCAAGATAAGACGGAGGAACTCGTTCTTACGAACAGCCTCAGCTTCCTTGACAACCAGCGACATAGCGCCTCGAGCGATAATCTGTACGTCTCCGATCAAGTCCGGGTCGTCAGAATACCGTAGGTTACGCTGGTACTGACGCTCGAGCATCGGAGTAATGACATCGTGGTCAACGTTGCCGATAACCTGCTTTATACTCTTACCAGCGTTAGAGATAAGCATAGACAAGCCGGACGACGTGCGTCCTGCGCCCGGAACATGCTGACCCGTCATATAACGCGGGATACCTGATACTTCGTCTGCAAGTTCCATAAACTTATCGAAAACGCCCATAAGTTCGCCCGCGTTAGAGTTGGGCTGGAAAAACTGCATTGGGGGCGAAGCATCGCCATATTCTGAGGTTTTGAACTGCCAAATCTTCCAAGGGTGCATCTGCGTAATGTCTTCGCCTGCTGGCAGACGGCTTACGTTAACGCCTACCTGCGGACCCGACGAGATACCCATGTTGTTAGCCAGCGCCCGAGCGGCAGCGTTACACATGTTTTGCGCGTCGATACACAGATCCGCTACCCCGTTTCCGTCTATTCGACCGGGAACCTTCTCGAAAGAAGTCAGGTAGTACGGTTTACGCCCAAGAGGGTCGTAGTTCAAAACAGCTTTGATGATGACGTTGTTTATCATCCAGACTTCGCACGGATAGGACTTGTGCGGGTCTTCAACTTCTTCTTCGGACATGCCCCACTCTATGAGGAGCTTTCCGGGAATAGAGTCCCATAACTGCAACGCTGCAACGATCTCGGTGGTTGCGTCGTCAAAGTCTTTACCTGTTACGGCTTCCATTTCGCTGTCTGTCTGGTCAAGCCAACCAAAACCGCCTGAGCCGAAGTCCATGAGGAGCGTACGGATCGCCGATTCATCGTAGCCTTCAACACCCAGCATCGCCTCAAGG